AAACTACCTATCAAGGCATCCTTGGGTGTCGCTAAACTCATCAATAAACTGAGTAAGCCTTACGAAGTGCTGAACGGTGAAGTTGTAAAGCTCATCAATAAATATGAAAAGGTGGACCCCAAAACAAATAAAGCTGGGATTGCTCAGGACGCGCCGGAGATGTCATTATACCTTAATGACCTGAGTCAACTGCTTGATGACAAATGGGATGACAATATCACCTTCGACAAAGTAAGGCTACCTGATATGATTGCCGGGACATGCGATAAGTGTCATCATAATATGGATGTGCCATTTATGATCGAACCGGCTATTCTGATTCCACTTGCCGATACGTTTATCGAGTTAATCTAGCTTGCCTTCCTGATAGGCAAGGATGAGGCTGGGTGCCAGGGTTACTCCTTTCCCCAGCACCCAGCTTCAAACTGAATAAAGGGAGATAATAAAATGCAATGTAAATGTAAGTTCTTTCTAAGAAATGAGGAGGGCAAGTTATACTGTACTCAATGCGGTAAACTGGCTCATGATAACATCATAGAGGATAAGGCACAGGTCAAGGGAAAGAAACGTATTGTGCCAAAAGGCACATCCAGTATAGGGGGTTAAATCATGGCAAAACTAGCAGGGAAGACGCCAATTAAACTGACGGCCGCAGGGAATCTAAAAGCATCCCCCGGTAGCTTACAATGGATTCAGGTATCAAATACTACTGGCGGCGGGTTGAAGTGTATATTAAATGACGCGACATCTGGCACTGGCGATGAGCTGATGCAGATAGGTGTCCCGGCAGATGATTCAAAGTACCTGCTCTTTATTCCACCGATGCCATTTGCTACCGGCATTCGTGTGGGGACACTAGAAGTAGGGTTGGTTGTCACAGGTTGTTTTGATTAAGGTGATATTATGCCGTTACCACTGCTTGGGTGGCTACAGACGCCGGAGACCCATAGATTAGGAGGAACTGATGGCGCTAAATGATTTAGCTCTAGTTACGTTAATACAAGCAAAAGAGCATCTCAGGATAGATGCTGTTGCGTCTTTGAAGGTAAACGCAGAGTTTGTCGGCGTGGGCGATGGCTCAGACACTACTTTTGACCTTGACAATACTCCCATAGAAGGTAGCCTTAAATTATATGTTGATAATGTTCTCCAAGTTGAAACTACCGACTATTCTATCAGCACGGATACCATAACCTTTGTGGTGGCTCCGGTACTCAATAAGGGCATAACAGCCACTTATGATTACGCTGCTAGTGATGACACCTTCGAGAGCTACGATGACTTACTGCTTGAGAAAATTATAGAAGCTGCTACCCTGAGGGCTGAGTCGTACACCGGCAGGGCTTTCGTCCAAGGTTCGCTAACGGAGTCAAAGTTTGGGGATGACACCGATGTTTTAAAGCTCAATAGTAGACCTGTATCATCAATCACCAGTGTAGTCAAGGCAATGTCCGAGCTGGTGGGCTTGGGCGATGGAACGGATGTTACCTTTGACCTAGATGAAGTTCCAACCGCTGATAGCCTGTGCCTATATGTGGACGGCACAATCGTAACCTCACCCACAGATTTTACCCTTGCTGATGCCACGATAACCTTTGATACTGCCCCAACGTCAGGCGCCGAGATAACTGCTTTATATACCCATACTATCAAGCCCATCAGCGAATATACAACGCAGATTGCCAGGGGGCAATTAAAAGGGCTTTCCAATTGGGATAGCAATACAGTGTATACTGTAACCTATATTGCCGGGTATGCTGCGACAAGGGCAGCCACGCAAGCGCTGGTTCCCGATGTGGTAAGCGCCGTTCTACTGATTATCGGTTATCTATACGAGAACAGAGTTGACCTGTTGAAAAGTCAAAGTGTCACGGGGATTGGCTCTGTTGCTTTTGACATACCCAGCCAAGCAAATTTACTACTCAGCCCATATAGAACGGGGACCAGATGGCTTTAAGTAATACGTTAAAAGACAGGGTGACTATACAACTTCGTGTAGCCACACAGACAGCTCTAGGAGAGACGGTAAACTGGGTTCCGGTGGAGACCAGATATGCTAGAGTTATACCATTGGATGCTAAGGCGAGGGCTGTCTATCAGCAGCTTAATAGTTCCGTATCACACCAAGTAGTGCTGAGAGGGGCTGTGTCGCTTAACCTGGGGCTTAACAGGTTAAAGTGGGGGGATAAGACGCTTGAGCCGGTAGAGCCAGCTCAGGAGATAGCTGAAACATCCATGGTCATGGTGAGGGAAGTCTAGTGGGTATCAATGTTAAAATAGTATCCTACATTGGGCAGGTTAATAGGTCCATCGATAGTGCGGCCTCTAAAAAGATGCGGGAGGCTGTAAACGTTGTAAAGACTCAGACGCTTGAGACTTTGTCCGGTTCTCGACACGGCAAGATTTATCGGGTGCCTGGGACAAGTCGCACTTATACTGCCTCTGCCCCGGGTGAGCCTCCGGCAGTAGCTACCTCTGGACTCCGCAAGTCTATTAAATCAGCCGTGGGAAGTGATGGTGGGGCAATTGTTGGAAGAGTAGGCAGCGATGAGAAGTATGCTAGACCTTTGGAGTACGGTACAAAAAATATGAAGCCTCGACCATGGCTCCGTATTTCACTTGAGGCAGCAGCATCGAAGGTTGAAGCTATTTTATCGAGGGGTTGGTTATGACAGTAGATATTCAGCAAAGCCTTTTGGGTTATCTGTGGACTCTCTTGACGACTGACGCTGACGTCAGGACAGCTATGGGCAGGTCAACCTATTTATTATATCATACCTGGGCGAAACCAGATGCCGCTTTCCCGTATATGGTTCACCGGATTGATATGGGAATACTGAATGACTGGTCTCCAGAGGCATCATGCACTTATTATTTAGACATATGGTCGGACTCCCCCAATGTTCAGGAGATACTATCAATCCGCAAGCTTATAATGGGATTACTTGACGGTCTAATCTTTTCAACAGACGAAACGACAGACTGTCATTTATGGATACAGACGGACGGCTTTGTGCCAGAGGTCGAGGAGGGAATATGGCATTACGCTTGCCAGTTTAACCTGAAATGGCTTAGAGACGCCCAGATTGGACAATTACTTAAACGATAGGAGGCAAAACAATGACAAGTGGATTTAGCGCATACGGGACAACCCTACAATGGAATGGCGAGGCATTGGCAGAGCTGACTAGCATTGGCGGGCCTAGTCTATCGATAGATACTATTGAGCTGACTAGCCATGATTCAACTGACGCATTTCGTGAATTTGTCGCCGGCCTGCGAGATGGTGGAGATATTTCTATTGAGGGCAATTTTATTCCCAGTGACACAGACGGGCAGGTTGCTTTCGTCACGGACGCGAAGGCAGGCACAACCCGGGAGGTGATTATCACTGGACCGACATCAGCAGCTTTTACATGGACTTTCGATGCAATAGTAACATCCTACGAGGATACCTATCCATTCGATGGCAAGCTTGGATTTTCAGCAACCTTGAAGGTCACCGGTGTACCGGTACTGGCCGTTACAATTTCAGCTAATAGCTCCGCATTGAGCTTCGTGGATAGCGTTGGAGCAAAGACACCTGTTCCGGCTTACGCAGCGGGGACTTATGTCTACTCGTTAGAAGTTGCTACTGCTAGCGACTGGGTAAAGGTCACGACCACGCATGCGACAGCGGCAACTATAGTCGCAACCGCCTTGGGCGTTGAGCATGTTCTGACAACTACGGTGCAGTCAGAGCAAATCACGTTAGGTGCTGCGGACACTGTTACCGAATTAACCATAGACTACACGGTAACAGGCCAGATAGCCAAGCGTTACACTATCTATGTAACAAGACCGTAAAGTGAGATGGTAGAGGGGGGGGTAAATCCCCTCCTCCTACCATTTGAAGGAGAAAAAATGACACTAAAAGAAAAAAACAAAGCGAGGCCGGAAGTTAAAATAACTCTTGATAAAGAGCGGACACTAAGATTTGACCTCAATGCCATGGTAGCCTTTGAAGACGCAACCGGCAAGAGTCTTATGGACGGGACATTTGACAGCGCAATGATGTCTATCAGGGATTTACGAGCTATGCTGTGGGCATGCCTACTACACGAGGATGACGCATTGACCGAGAAGAACGTGGGCTCGTTAATTATCCCGGACAATATGTTGGATGTTGCCGCAAAGCTGAATGAGGCTTTTGAGGTAGCCATGCCGGAAAGTGAGGGCAAAGAAGCGCCCCCTTTAGCAAAGACACCCCAAAGTGGTTAGACATATGGTCGTTTGGCCGCTATTCTTTAGGTCTGGTAGAGAAGGATTTCTGGAGGCTAACGCTGGCTCAGTTTCACGCACTGGCAAAAGAATATTCAGTCAGGCAGGAGACTCTTAATTTTAGGGCAGCTTTAATATGCTCAGTAATTGCCGAGGTTAATCGTGATAGTAAGAAGAGAAAGAAACCTTTTGCCCCTAAAGACTTCATGCCTAAAAAGAAGGCGCCACAATTGACAGGCAAACAAATGTTTGACAAAATAAAGACAATGAACGCAGCGTTGGGTGGTGAGTAGAATGAAAGTTTTTGACCTCTTTGGGCAAATCAGCCTCAAGGGTATAGATGGGGTCAATAAGCAACTCGGTGGGCTTCAGGGTAACTTGAACTCCATGGGTGCTAAGATGACAAGTGTTGGTAAGGGAATGACTGTAGCCGGTGGGGCTATGGTCGGAGCCGTTACTGCCATAGCCGCCCCCTCGATAAAGATGGCATCCGACTTTGATACTGCCATGAGGTCAGTGAATACCATGCTCCTCCTCAATGAAGAGGAGTTCCAAAAACTCTCTGCTGACACCAGGGAGATGGCTAAAGCTATGGGTGTTGAGGCTCCTGAAGCGGCGCAAGCACTCTATCAGGCAATATCCGCAGGTGTCCCGAAAGATGATGTTATTTCCTTTATGGAGATAGCCACAAAGGCTGCCATCGGCGGCATGACAGACACCGAAACTGCCGTTGATGGACTTACCACTGTTATCAACGCCTTTAAATTACCAATGTCATCTGCTCAGGAAGTAGCGGATTTGATGTTTACTACTGTCAAGGGTGGTAAGACTACAATGGAAGAGCTATCCGCTTCCATGTTCCAAGTCGCTCCTATCGCTGCAGCATCTGGAGTACAGTTTGCGGAAGTCTCGGCGGCATTATCCACAATGACAAAGCAGGGTGTCCCGACAGCACAAGCCACCACGCAGCTCAGGCAGGCAATGGTTGCTTTACAGAAGCCATCAGCCGATATGGCTAAGGTTATTGAGGGGCTGGGTTACGAATCAGGGCAAGCTATGCTTGAGGAATTAGGCTTTGCTAAAACTCTTGAAACATTAAGAGCTGCTACCGGCGGAAGCAATGAGATGCTGATGAAGATGTTTGGCTCCGTGGAAGCAGGCTCCGCCGTTCTTGCCCTCACAGGGGAAAACGCACAGATGTTTGCTACCGATCTGGCAGCTATGGAGAATGCCTCCGGTGCGTCTCAAGATGCCTTTGATGAAATGGAGAAAAGCACCTCCCGACAGATGGCACACCTTATGTCTGACTTGAAGGATATTGCCATCACGATAGGTAACGCTCTGATTCCGGTGTTAAAAGATATAATGGCAACCGTTACCCCTATCATTCAGAAAGTTGGGGCATGGATAAAAGAAAACCCGAAACTGACGAAGACTATCCTAATAGTCGTAGGTGCCATTGGAGGTTTGCTTCTGGTCTTTGGCCCCATCTTAATGATGCTAGGTATGTTATTGCCTTTGCTACCGGCAATCGGCGCTGCTTTTGCGGCTCTAATGGGTCCCATAGGCCTGATAATACTAGGTGTTATAGCTCTGATTGCCATTGGTGTATTGTTATGGAAGCATTGGGATGAGATTAAGGCAAAGGCCATAGAGATATGGAATGGTATTGCCGATTTCTTTAGCGGAGCATGGGAGAAGGCAAAAGAGTGGGGGTCCAATATTGTCAAAGGTTTGTGGGATGGTATCAAATCAATGGCAACATGGATATGGAATAAAGTGGCCGGGTTTGCCAAAGGGATTTGGGAGAATATCAAATCGGGTTTAGGGAGTCTATGGGCTAATAGTCCGTCTGAGGCAGGTATTAGTATAGGGACAGGCCTGACAGAAGGCATCGAACTTGGAGTTAAAAAAGCCATCGGTAAGGTCAGCTCTGCTATGCAGGATATTGGAGCTGAGATGGCAGTTAATGTTGGGGGGGTATCCCCCAGGCTAAGTGCGGTTGCCCCTATATCCTCCGGGTCATCAGTCAGCAATGAGTTCAATATCGCTCAGTTAATAGTTCGTGAAGAAGCCGATGTTCCTAAAATAGCAAGGGAATTATACCGTATGCAACAAAGTAAAGTAAGGGCGCTGGGAGGTTAGTATGGCTCGCAGTATCAACTTTGATGGAACCGATATGAGCACCTACAATCTGACTGTTACTACTCCGGGATTTAATATCCTGAAGCAGTTAGTCAGCCGTGTTCAATTACAGAATAGAGGTTATGCGTTCAGGCCTATGCGTGAGCCTAGAATTATCACGGTTGAATATGCTGTTACCGGCACATCTTTAGCTGACCTCGATAGTAACCTGGACAGCATCAGGGAAATTCTAACCCTTCTGGTGCCGGCGAAGCTGATATTTGATTCCTTGGATACTCGTTATTTCAATGCCATACTATCAAGCTTTGAGGTGAGTATCGTCATAATACTTTATTTCAGGGGACATTATCATTTATATGCCCCGACCCGGTTAGCTATTCGACCACTCTGACAGAAAGCAACCACCCTCTCACTGGATCAGACCCCAAGACAGTAACCGAGACTGTAACTGGGAACGCGATGATATCCCCGGTATATGTTCTTACTGCTGGTGAGGTCCTAGGGGCTATAACCGTCAAGCTTGAGAATGTAAGCACCGATGAGGAGTTACAGTGGACAGGAACATTAACTACCGCTGATGAATTGACCATTGATGTTCCCAATTGGATAGTTTATAAGAATGGCACCGCGTCAATGTCAGGTGTCACAGGGCAGTTCCCCAGACTACAACCAGGGGCAAATTCAATCAAAGTGACCGCTATGGCAGTCACCGGATTGATGGATATAACATATAGGAATACGTTCCTCTAGCCTATTCTTGATTGAAATCGAGTTTAAAACATTGTAAACACATTTTTATAGGAGGTATAACATGGCAGTAGCAGATTTAGCAGTACAGCAATACACAGGAGCTGGTCCGTCTAAGGACACAGTGACCACACCGAGGTTGTCCACGATGGATGATGATGCTCCGGGAACAGCTAACCCTTTACCTATTCCAGCGGCCGGCATTACGTTCTCCTACTGGATGACCCTGCATCTCACTATCACCAACATTCAAGACGCGACCGTACTCAATAACCATTTGTTCTACTCTGACGGCACTTGTGGTTGGGCTCTAGGCACCTCCGGCGACTTGTTTGTTGCTCAAAAGACGGGGGCTGATATGGGTGTGCCGGTAGCCAGTTATAATCAAGCAGGCGGGTCGCTAGGAGTCACAGGTTATGATATGGATGATGTAACCAATGGGCATGATTATTACAAGACTGGTGAGGGCACCCACGCAGCTCCGGCTGCCGTTGATAGCTTTACCGATGGCAGTGAAATGACGGTGGATGCTGGCGACCATACCATAGCAGAGGGATTTAAGGGAATCGTTCTCCAAGCGGAAGTGGACACTGATGCAACCCGCGGTGCCCAGGTGGCGGAAACTCTTACGTTTGTTTACGATGAAGTCTAGATGAATAGACCGATAATAGAGATGTTCTGGGTGGCAGAGTATTTCGACGGTACTGCCCTAGCTCAACTTGACCCTATCAATAGGGTGGAGAATAGCTTTGGTACTGTCTTCCACAAGAAGGTTAAGCGTTTCTGGTGGATACCTGTTACCCCGAAGATGGCTCTGATATTCCCCGGCACCAGGTTCAACCCTCGGCTCAGGCGGTGTGCCGTTGAGCTTAAAGGCTCAAAGGGCTTTGTGGCGAGACGGACAATAATTGAACTTGGGATGGGTTCCGTTGCGAAATCAACCAACCCATCCCAAAGGATAAAGTGTTATGTGCTGGGTATTGAAGGCGGTCCGAGGAGAGAGATATATCCTGATGGCTCTATTATAAGCAGAGAATGGCCGACTAAAGGCGAGACTCAAGATATTTTACACGGAGGATAAGGGGATTATGCCTGATTTAAGCAATGATAAAATACTAGACGGAAGAGCTGCTGTTGATGCATATAGACTGGCTCATAATGCCTTACATAGCCAGCCTTGGAGAAGAACAGTCCCCGAAGAGCATACACCACTACTTAATATTATGCTTAAAAAACTTAGAGCTCTTGGCTTCAACACCATTCAGGAGTTCTTTGATGATAATAAAATAGTGAACGTTCAAGAACTTGGGTTTGATAGTGTAGAATACTTTGACATAAAGGTCAAGGAGGACTCTACCAGTCGCATAGAGACAAGCACTGAGACTGATGAAGAGATTGAGATTGTGGAATTAACACCCAAGGGCAAAGCATTACTGAGTAGTCTAAACGTAATGTGGAGATGATATGGCCACTGAGATATTAAGACCGAATGGTACTGGAGATGTAACCAATATCACCAGTCAATATCCTGCAAGTACCTCACACTGGGATAAAGTAGATGAAGCATCAGCGGATGACTTAACTACTTATGTTTACACTACTGATGCTTCGAGACTGTATGATTTATATACTCTAAGTAATCATGTGGGTTCAGGGCCTATCAATTCAGTTAAAATTTACCATAGAATAGGTGGTGATGGTAGCCCAGGTGCTAACTTTAGACCTGTAATAAAAACAGAAGGGAGTATTTATTACGGAGGGTGGCATTCGCCTGGAACAAGCAGTTTTATTACTTATTCAGACACATGGCTAACTAATCCTTATACATCAAGTGCATGGACATGGGAACAAATAGATGCATTACAGGTAGGTTCGGAAGTTTACCGAAGCCAGAGTGGCAGTTATGAAGGTCGTTGCACTCAGATTTATATTGAAGTTGATTATACCTCAGCTGTGACAGTGAACATAGACACTCTGCTTGAGGCGCTGGATTCAGAGACAGTGAACATAGACACTCTGCTTGAGGCGCTGGATTCAGAGACTGTTGCCATTGATACTATACTCAAGGCCATCGATACTAAAACAGTCGACCTTGATACATTATTAAAGGCATTGAGCGATACCAAGACTGCTGATTTGGATACCCTACTCCAGGCTCTGGGCATCACCAAAACAGTAGACCTTGACTCCATATTAAAGGCTATTGACACCAAAACAGTCGACATGGACGCCTTACTCCGGGACACGGATACCGCGACAGTATCTCTTAGCACCTTGTTACGTGGATTTGGCATACCGGAAACCATAGACATTGACACCTTATTGAAGACGATAGGTGATACAAAGACGATTGACATTGATACTCTCTTGGTAATGATGGGCAGCGAGACCGTAGACTTGGACGCCATATTAAAGGCCATCGATACCAAGACCGTAGACCTCGATGCCATACTCAAGGCATTGAGCAATACCAATACCGTTGACCTCGATATTCTACTCCGAGCTCTGGGTGTTACTAAGACAGTAGACCTTGATACCTTATTAGTAACAAAAGGCACCAAGACCGTTGACTTGGACACTTTACTACTAGCACTTGGTGTTGCCAATACCGTTGACCTCGATATTCTGCTTCGAACTCTGGGAGTTACCGAGACCGTTGACCTTGATGCTTATCTAGAGGCAGTTGATTCAGAGACCATTGACCTTGATGCTATACTCCGTGGCGTTGGTACGAAAACCGTTACCTTAGATGCTTTACTACACGGCTTCGGCATAACAGAGACCATTGACCTTGATGTTCTGCTTCAAGCTCAAGGAATAACCACGACAGTAGATTTAGATACTTTGCTGATGCTTGAGGGAACGCTGACAATCACCATCGATGTCATCTTGGTTTCTTATCCAGAACCGGCACTGAAGTATGTCCTGGAAGTTCACCAGGCTTCAACTGGGAACCTAATAGCTATCTTAAATAATGCCCATGTGATAAACTATTCAGAGGCCACTAATGAGGCTCCTGTCTTGAGTTTTGAACTCCCGGGGGATGATGACAAAGCTGTGAATATCATTAAAGCTAATGAAATTTGGATAAGAGATTATGAGAGCGGCGCAGTCATTAAAAAGTTTCGGTTGGCTCATCGAGGAGATATAAGGCAATGACGCTTATTACTACCGTTAATGCTACGGGTTTAATTGACCAACTTGCTGATGAGTACATTTCCACCTACACGGCTGACGACCTGACCATTACCCAAATAGTCACTGCTCTTCTAGGTTTTCAGGTATTGTCCCCGGCGATTACTGTGGGTACAATCGACCCAGTTGTTTCCCGTTCTATTAACGTAGACGGAGATACTATCCTGCGAGCTTTGTATCGCTTACGAGATACAGTCGGTGGGCATATCTACGTTGACGCGGATAGAGCGTTGCAGTGGAAGACTACCATTGGTGAGGACAAGGGGCAACAAATCCGGTACCGTAAGAATCTCAAAGGCATAACGCGTGAGATGGATTATACCGCTATGGCCAACCGATTATATGCCTATGGCGCCGGGGAAAGCGATGCCAGAATTAAGCTCAGCGATGCTGATGGGCACGCGGTAGACTATGTTGAAAATGCTGCCAAGCAGGCAGAATGGGGTGGTATCTACATCAAGGTCATTGTTGATAAGAGTATCACTCATCCTGACACACTCTTGGCCTGGGCAAATCTAAAACTGGCCGAGCTTGAAGACCCCCGAATCACTTATCGAGTGGATACAGTTGACCTCTCCGCGTCTGATGAGGGTTTTTCCTTCGAGGCATTACAGATTGGCTCAACTGTCAATATTATAGATGAGGACTTGGACATTGATATTAGCGCTCAGGTCGTACGGATAACACATCCTGACCTCCAGCACCCGGAGCAGATGGAGCTAGAGATTAGCAAACTATCGAGGGACGTTTCCGATACCCTTGCCGGAATTTATGATACACAGCAGTTGGACCAGCATATAGCTACCACAATTGGCGCGGGGCAAGTCATAGTCAAAGGCGCATTTACTGTCGCAGATTGGGTTACTGGTGGTGAGACTACTATCGTTGGTAGCAATATAGAGACTGGGACTATTACAGCAGAACAGATAGAGGCCTTAACCATTACGGCTGATGAGATAGCAGCTTTAACTATTACAGCCGACCAGATAGCGGCTAACACCATTACAGCCGGGAAGCTGAACGTTGCCACTCTATCTGCTATCAGTGCTAATGTAGGCACTCTCACATCGGGTCTTATCAATGGTGTGGTTATCTATGGTGGTGCAGGGGCGGTAGCAATAGACTCAGACGGCTTCAGGGGGAGGGCAGAGGTAGATGATATTACTGCCTTTGCCGATGGTGGTGGCGGTCAGGTGGAGGTCTCCTGTGCCGCACATGGTTTGCTTACTGGTGATGTGGTAGATATCTATGGCACAACCAATTATGACGGCACATATGGGGTTACATATGTTGATGCCGGCACATTTAGTATAACTCATTCATGGGACGGTGATGATGCCACCGGAGTCGTGTGGAAGGTTCATATCCAGATAACTACCGATGGGGTTATCCGTGTTGGTGATGGCAGTCTGTATAATGGGGAGATAACAATCGGCGGGGGTGGAATATCCATAGCAGGGGACAGAATGGGTATTAAATTCTATGACGAGAATAATGACTATCGAGGCAAGATTACAGGTACAGTAGGGGGTATGCTCCTGACAGGAGAACCCATTGTTAAGGCAATTAAGTTCAATCCCTATCAGAGACTCATTATACCAGTTGGGACTGATATGTATGACTAGGATATTCTTATGGCTATAACCAGTGTTACTGTTCATTGTGTGTGTAGATGTTCAAAACCAGACCAACTGCTCCCTTCAACGTCTTATTTGGCTAGTGTGCTAGTCCGGACAGGTGGTTCTACCTATCTGTCTGATGATGGTGATTACAATACCTACTATTACAAGTTAAGCCAGGCATGGACTACTATATCAAAAACATGGACACAAAATCCACAGACTGGGTTAGATTGGACACCCTCAGATATAGCCTCGCTTGAAGCAGGAGTATGGTTATGGGCGAGTGCTTGGACATCCCCTCCCTATACTTCTAGCTGGTGTACCCAAGTCTACGTCATAGTCCAGCCAGGAAGTATAATCTTTAGACCAATAGGGAATGGATATCATGTAATAGGAAGGATGTATCCTGATACTGGCGAGGAATCTTATGAAGATGTAGATGACAGTTTCCATGATGGAGAAGGTTCTTACATACTCCACACAACTTCAGGTGGTGCGGTACCTGGGTCAGGTGGGTACGCCACCTTCCTTATCAATATCTCGGTATCTGGTATAGCTGGATACATTTGGGTAGAAGGGACCAGCTTAGGTTTAGTAAATGAGTTCCTCCACAAATGCCTCGATGATGGGACCACTACAGGGGGTACAGGTACAGCCGGGCATATCTTTGTTGAGGGGGATAACCTTCATTACATAGACTCATCAGGGAATGAAAGGTACTTTGCGGGGACTCCCGGTAGTGGTTCAGGCGCTACCCCTGGTCAGTTATGGATAGATGGTACAGACCTCCACTATATAGATGCCTCAGGGAATGAGCGATATTACACACCAACTGAGGTATAACGTGACTAAAAACTTAGTAAGAGGATGGCTACGACATGAATGAAAAAGAACGCGCCCAGACTACTAGCCTTACTGAAGACGATGCCAAACTAATCAAAGCCATACACGGAAAGGTAAAAGCCATCGAACAAGCCCTCACAGGCTATGATGGCACAGGGGGCTTATGCCAGGAGGTCAGGAGTAACACCCAGTCGATAAGTAAAATCTGGATTGTTCTTGGTTTCATTGTCGGAGCACTGGGTATAAGCGGTATTGGTGTTGGGATAGCCGGATTTCTAGGATAGGAGTGTAAGTATGGATAATTTTATTAAGTTTCTGCGAGCCATAGTCAGGCCATTTACGGCGCTGACGATAGTCATAGCTGTGGTTGGATTAGCCGTCTATTTAGCCATTAACTACGCCGATGCCGATATGGCCAAGACTATCGTAACCCTGCTAACTACCGCGTGGGCTATCATTCTGGGCTTTTACTTCGGGGAGAGAAGCCAGAAATCAAAATAGAGTGAATATGGCAATGGGGCAACCCTTCGGAGACAGAGGTCGCAACTCTATCTGGTTAATCTATGCCCTGCCCAGTATTAAGGGGCGAAACTGGGCAAAATATCTCGCCTGCCATGTGCAGAAGGAGAAACGTTAGCCATCGGCAGCCCCCACCTGTACTGCGGTCTTGTGGGATATACTACCCTGCTGGTGGCTAGCCGTCATTTAAGAGGTGAAGAATGAAAAAGGGGAGCATAATAGAGTGTAAACGAGAGGGGTTTGCCTCATTTATACTGGGTGGGATCCTTAAACGTTTAGAGCCAGCTTGGGATGGTTGGGGCTGGCATTTGGGTATTGCGTGGGAGAAAGGTGTTGCTGGATGGTATGTCCTGGAGTCTACCGGCAAAGGGGTCCAGTTATCATTCTATTCCAATAAATACTTACAAGAGAATACCCGTTGCTATGACTGGCTGGGTGTAGAACCGCCGCAGGATAAACTGGACCGTTTCCTGAAAAGATATATCGGGAAGGATTACGACATAGCTATATATTTCTGGACCGCTCTGGCTGTTATCATCAGGCACTACTTTAACCGGCCAATCCCCAAGCTACTCGATAACCGATTCTCTTGCTGGGAACTGGTGGGGGAATTCTGTGCCGAGATGGGGAAACCTATCGTATCCAAGTATGACGTAATTATTATCAGCGATGTTATTCGAGCACTGATGGGTTGGTTGTTGAATCAGTGCTCGTAGTTTCTGTCCCATGCTTCATTAAGTAGTGTCCGGGGCCGAGTATATCCCTTATGGTATAGATAGTCTTATAGACTTTCAGGAGCCTTCCTAGCACCTGTGAAAACGTCTCCTTCCAGTCCCGTATCTTCTCCAATTGCTCATATATATCGTCTTGGACCCTGATTGTTTTACTCATTTATAATCCCCCTTTAGTATCAGCACGCATAGACCGTAAGTCCTCAAGTTGCTTTTGGTCATCACGGCTGGGATATGTACAATGGGAATTGCTCCGATATTTACACGACCAGTAACAGTGATGATTGCCAACTATGGGGCAATTTTTAACTTCCTGCCCATCCTTCATCGGTCTCATATTCTTATCCATCCGTTGACCTCCTTAATATAATATACCACTTATAGCACCCTGTGTCAATAGTTTACCATTACTCGCAAAAAAGGGCTTGACAAGGGCATTTAATAGGCATATAATAAGTATATAGATAAGAAAAGGAGAAGGGGAATGGATAATAGCCAAGAGGTCAAGAAATTGAGGAAGCTACTCGTTTTAGACCAGCAGGAGTTTGCGGATGTGATGGATGTGGACAAGGGGACAATCTCCCGGTGGGAGCGTGGCCTACAGAGACCTAGGGCAGTTCATTTAAGAAAGATGAACAAGCTCAGGAAAGGAGTTACAAAATGAATAAAAAAGCACGAGGAGATTATGACGCAGCTGAAGCAATGGCTTGGGAAGCCTATCGGGCAGCTCAAAGACCAGCATGGGAGAAATACAAGGCATCTGAAAAGAAGGCACGGGAAACTTATGACGCAATCAAAAGGGCAGCATGGGAAACTTATATGGCAGCTGAACTACCATCCCAAAAGGCTTATATAGCAACCATAGATGAGGCCGCTCAAATAGCCGAGAACATGAAGGATTATTGGAAGCATCAGTCTTGCGGGGCTGATTAAGGACATAAATTAAAGGAGGAGCTAATGAACAACAAATATGAACTTACAGACGAGGTTATTGAGGTTGGCAGGGCTAAACTATACCGCATCAGAGCATTAAAAGATATCGGCACTGATGTTAGAAAAGGTGATTTGGGCGGGTTTATAGAGTCGGAAACTAACCTTGCTATTGATGGGGATTGTTGGGTCTATGATGAGGCTAGGGTCTATGGCAATGCTGAGGTCTTTGGCAATGCTAGGGTCTTTGGCAATGCTAGGGTCTA